AGGTGCTTCCGTGGCTCAGTTGGTAGAGCAACGCATTCGTAATGCGTAGGTCGCCGGTTCGAGTCCGGCCGGGAGCTGAGTAAAAAACCCTTGAGAAATCAAGGGTTTTTCGTGTTTTTAGGGTTTTGATATTATGGGCAAAAAGAACAAAAAAAGGGGCTTTGTCTACTATTTGTCTACTATTCAATTTTTTACCTGTGATTGACTACTGCCGGCTCATCCAGAAGAGCATTCGCCATGATGCTTGCAGCCTCTTTGCTGCTTTGATGAAAGAAGTACGCGTAGATATTTAATGTGGTGCTGGTATTGGCGTGGCCAAGGACTCCGGAGACGGCTCTTGGATCTAACTTCTTATTGATCAGAATCGAAGCGGTGGTGTGACGGAGATCATGCAGCGTCAGATCGTCTGGTATCATCTCAGTCTCATCTTTTGCAATATTCGTGTTGTAGATCTGAATCACCCGTTTAAACTCCGTTCTGGGGCTGCAAATATGCATCTGAGAGCCATCATCCCGGATAAAGACGAAATTGTTTTGAAATTGTTTGCCGCGGGATCCTTTCCAGTAGTCACCCAGTCTGAGACAAGCCTCCTGTTGTTCATGCATAAGTTTTTTCGCAGCGGCGATGACAATATCCGGCACGATACACTGTCTCGTGGCATAGGTCTTTGTATCCTTATGAATGACTTCTCCTTTTACGACCGCTGTAGATTTGGAGAAGTGGATTGTGTTTAGGGAAAAGTCAATGTCGCTCCATAAAAGAGAAACAATTTCTCCACGCCGGGCGCCGGTAAAGAGAGCAATATAGAAAAAGAGCCGCCATTTAAGATCAAGGGACCATAACTGAGTATACTCCTTGATCCGCACGGGTTTTCCGTTTCTCTTTACAGTGTGTGCCTTATGGAGAACATTAACAGGGTGGTCAAGAATCCATAAAAACTGCTTTGCCTGCTCAAGGGTGAGCTGCTTGGTTTTGTATTCGCGTTTGACTTTGCCGCGGCCGCGCTGCTTTCCTGCATAAATCAGGGGATTAATGGGAATATAACCTTCCTCAACAGCGTAGGAAAGCACTGTGCTGATCGTAGCTCTATATTTCGTTATGCTGGATTCTGTCAGAGCACCGCCTTTTCCGTCAAGTCTGCAGCTATCCTGGCGTAATCCATTTAAAAACTCTTTGACAACATGGTTAGTGACCTGCGAAAGTTTTACCTGACCGAGAGCCGGGATAATGCGGGAATTGATTCGCTGACGGTAATCGAACATGGTGGATTTTGCAAGCGCTTTGGATATTTCCATATCAGTGAAAAAGATATTGGAAAATTTCTCAAAAGTAATCTTATCACCAATAGAAGATCCTCCAGCCTTGATCTTATCCTCGAAACGGACAGCAAATTTTTCGGCTGCTTTGCGTGCGCGTTCTTCGGACCATTTCGGATCCGGAGTAAAAGTTGCTGTCTCTGATATTTTCTTTCCCTTGGAATCATAGCCGCAGGAAACGATAATGGTGTAACTGTCACCACGTTTGCGTATACTTGCCATATATCATTCTCCTTTCTGTTGCGACGTCGCAACACCTAAAAATGGGTATAAAAAATACGCCCCTTGCCAGGACGCATCGGAGATGATATAATTCAAGTATTCAGGTTGATTATATCTTCCGGAGCATCCGGCAAGAGAAAATCTATGTAAAGCCGTTCGGTGCTGGTAACACCGGGCGGTTTTGCACTTTATAGGTACCTAACAAAAATAACGAATTTCTCCGAAATAGGAGTACCATTGCTGAAGAACGTCATTGCTTCGAGCTTCGATAATTCTCATCATATTTCGTAAAACACGGTCTGGAATTTTTGAGTTATTGTTGCAGAGAAGACATTTTCCAGCACGTGTGATCCAGATTTTCGTAGCATTTGATGTTGGTTTGCCTTCTGCAATATGGACATGTACAGGTTCAAGCGGCTTATTCTCATTTGTCCAGAAGTAAACCCAGTAAGAGCCGAGTCTAAAAACCTGAGGCATTTTCAAATCCCCCTTCCTGAGAAAATTCCATAATCAAATGAGCCGTTGATTCAATAATCTTCTGCAAATGATTGATTTCCTCATCGGAGAACTGATAGATATCTTCCCATGTATAGTCAGGAAGCCAGCAGGTAGCGTGACGGAAGCCATATTTTTCATCAGGACGTTCTATATACACCTTTACTCGTCCGTCTGGTTTCATTTCTGAGTGGACAATTTCAGTATCATCATTTAAAGTCATGAACGGATACATCATAGAGAAACACCTCCTTGTTTAATGAATTTACAATAGATCGCTGATCCGGATCGTCAAACCATCATAAATTGCAACAGGAATCTCCTGGCTGAAGGTGTAGATCACTGGTGCTGCATCATCTTCGTAGTGGTACACGGTGGTTCTTTCTTTGGCAGGATCCACGATCCAGTATTCCCGGACACCGGCCTGGGAGTAGATCATGTTCTTCAGGCTGTAGTCCATCTTCCGGCTGGCCGGGGAGACAATCTCAAAAATGAGGTCCGGAGCTCCGGAGCATCCGCGGTCGGTCAGCTTATTCAGATCACAGATCACGGAAACGTCGGGTTCCACCCAGTCCTTATCATCGGCGTCGAGGTTGACGGCGAAGGGAGCCGGATAAACTTCGCAGGAGCCGTGGTGATCAGCGATATAGTTGCCTATGATCCTTGAAATTGAGAAAACCAGTTTCTGGTGGATCCGACTCGGCGGCGCCATGTCGTAAAATTTGCCGTTGATCAGCTCGGCGCGTTCTTCTTCTGGTAAGTTCCAGTAGTCTTCGGATGTATAGTGGTCAGTTTTTAATAAGGGCATAGGGACACTCCTTTCTACTTTGGGGACAAAGCTAATACAGTTTTTATAATCCATCTAATGTGATTCGCATAGTTTACGAATTAATTTTTCTGCTACATCGGCATCTGCTAATTGAAGGACATGTGATCGGCTCCCATTTTGCAGAGTTAGCAAATTATCATCAGAGAAAGTATTTGTTAATTTACTTAATTGTATTTCGAATGATTTCTGTTCCTGCAAAAAGGAAATTCGTTGATTAGTAATTGTGAGAATACCAGTGTATGCAGTAGTGACATCGTCATATATCTTCTGACTGCCAGTTCCGCCAGTTCGGACATACATCCCTTTTGCAACACGCATAGATACACCTGCGCCACGCCCTGTAGTTCCGACAACCTTATTTTTGGTGATAAGCAGAGCTGCAGATTGTTCTATGTATGCGATTTCACCCTTCTTCAAAAAGAGTCTAGGTGATGCAATAGGAGATAAAGATAGAGTGTCAATGGCGGAAAGTTTTTGCTCTTTCATTTCTGCGTGCATGATTTGCTCCTGTTCTTGATAGAGTAAGTCATTTTTTTCTGCGCTCTTTTGAGCCATAGCTTTAAAAAAAGAAAATATAATGGAACAAATTAGTAAAATAGCCAATATGATAAATATTGTGCCAGTAGTATTAGTAGCTTGCTTGGTGTAAAAGTTACTCATAGCTAAGCAGAAAACGAGTAATTCTAATTTCAATAATAAAAGAAAGATACGAAGTATTTTTTCACCCTTTTTCATACATCCTCCTATACAAAGGTGCTATATAAACTAGAAAAATTGATGTCTATATTTTCTCCATTACCGCCAGATGTGGTTCAAACATGATCACATATCCATCCAGTTCAACGCAGCCCCCATACTTTTCACGATAGCATTCCAGCGCTTCTTGCAGAAATTCTTCTGACACTTCCAGGCACTCCGCTAACTCATGCAGGTTATGACAGTGATTACGGTATCCCAAGATAATCCCGGAGAGTCCGATCCGGCGGTCGTAGGCGCGGAGACGGGCAAGATGTTCCTGTTTCCGGCAGACGGTGTCGTGCTGATCCAGGATGTTTCCGTAGGAAGTATAGTGGTGCTCCAGCTCCTCGGCCAGGGTGTCCGCGGTCTGCGCGGTGCTTAGGCCGGAGTGGATCGCAATCGAACCGTCTATATAAAGACCGTGAAGGCGGTCACTTTTAAACTTCACATAATCCACAGGAACATTCTGTTCAAATGCTTCCTGTTCCAGTTCTTCAGCTGCAGTCACTAGCATCAGCTCCTATTTCTTATTTCTTCGGTTCTTGACAAATTCGGCATACTCTCTGATATCCTCTAATTCTTCTTCAGTATATTCGGATCCGTCAAAGTGGGCGGCCATTGTAGAATTTTTGGCATCGAGTTCCCTTAACATCTCTAAGGATGTGGGATGTGGAACACGAACGATTTCTCCATCGACCAATTTCTCAGCGTCAATGCCGAGCTCTTTTGTGATTTTTAGGACATTGCTAATATTTGAATTTGCAACGCCTCTTTTTAAAATACTATCTAAAGTTGTCCAAGGCATGCTGATAATTACGCAGAAACGCTTTAGACTACCATAACGCTCAATGATCATTTCTTTGAGGGATGTTTCCAACTCATTCATCTGTGTACCTCCTTTTTATAGACTCATCATATCATTGAAATCTCGAAAAATCAATATAAAGAATGGATAAAAAAGAAAATAATCTCGAAAATTCATGAAAACCAATTGACAATCTCGAAAAATCGTATATACTAAAAATGTAATCACGAAAATTCGAGAGAAGAGGTGATGAGATGTATCGAAATCTTGAGGCCGAAATGGCCAGAGCTGGGATTACGCAGGGGCGGATAGCTGAAGAACTCGGAATTACGCCCACAACATTGTCTCTTAAGTTAAATGGGAAAAGCAATTTATCGCTCCAGGAATGTGTGAAGATTAAAAGATTTCTGGGAACCAGCGAGACATTAGACTACCTGTTTGCAACTGAAAACGAGAAGGGAGCGTGAGAGAGATGAACATTACAGATAAAGGCTTGGAAGAAATCGAGAAGATGGCAGATCGGCATCACGATTCTGCTGTACTGCTGATCTGCCAAGTTCTGCGTGAATTGAGAGAATTAAGAAAGCTGACTGAGGTAGGTCATAACACCTGTAATTGCGGCGACTGTTCCGCCGATTGCACTGATAAGGGCTAAGATAAGCATAGTTAGATTATATGGACGGGATTGTTTTTCCTTTTCCTCCATATATCGAATAATCTTTGTGGAGTCATCGAGGCAAGCATCTATAAGTGCCTGATGAGTCTCTTCATCAAACTCAAGCATGGTCAATCTCCTTTCTTCTGTACTCGGCGGTGCAACGCCTGTACAGACAGTATACCACTTCGGATATGAGGAGAACAAGTATATAAAAATGCGGAAAGGGGGGTGAGAAAAGGTGTGGATCACAAGAAAAATGTGGGGGCTTCTGAATGTGCGGGTGGGCCGGTTGGAGAGACAGAGGTGCCTGTCAGCGGATGAGATTGCTGAGGCGGTGCGCAAATGTCTGAAAGAAGAACTACGGACTGCCGATCAGGAAATGTCCCAGAATGACGTCAAAACATACCGGGGTATCGCTGATCAGAAGGAGCCTGGTGGAAAGAGGTGAGAGAGATGTACCCAACATACGATGACATTATCCAGAACATTAAGAATGTCATAGCGAAGAAAGGCATGAAACAGGGTACCGTAGCTGCGAGAGCGGGTTTTTCCAAACAGGATTTTAGCAACATACTGAATGATCACAGAAAGTTGCTCCGGGTCGAGTACTTAGTTCCGATCGCCTTTGCGTTGGGAGTCGATGCAAATGAACTGTTAAAGGCAGGGAAGAAGGTGGAGTGATGGATGACAAAAAGAATCCACACCCGTGGAGAGCGTGGATCCTTACAGCATTGATCGTTAATCAGATTCTGACGGCGATTCAGATTCGTCAGGCGAATCAGGAGTTGTGGAATGCTGTGATTCAGTTGGGAGATCGTCTGAGTGATCATCTTGAGTATGAGATTCGTCATAATGAGGAGATGAATCATCTTGCGGAAGAAGAAAATCGACTTCTGGAGGAATGGTATCAGAAACTGGAAGAGTTTCTGAATCAGATCCCAGTTGCTCGTAAATAGCTTCCAAAACTTCAATTCCTTTTAAGGTGGCTTCATATTGTTTTTGTTGAAGTTCAAGGGATGCTTTGTTCTGCTGGATGATAGTTTCGTTTTGCTGAATAAGTTTAGCATCGTTTTCCATTTCTTCCTGGTGGTATTTCTCCTGCCAAGCAGCAGGGGAAAGGCTCACGATATATGAGGCAATCCAAAACATTAAAGGAGCTAAGAGGACTGAAATTAAAAAACGAGCTTGCTCGGGAGATAACTTGATCATAGCTCTGTGATGCGTTGGTGGGTTTAATTTTTTATCATATTCAAAAGCATCAGGAATCAGTTCTGCCGGAAATTCAACATAGCTTGGGGATATCCGTATAGTGTCAAGTGCTGAAAATAAAGGTTCAAACCCGGAAGATAATTGAACCCCGATCGGGGGGATATTTTGAATTCCAAACGCACCAGTAAGTGGGGCAGATGCAGCACTGTGAATTTTATAGTACGAATTGACCAAGTCATGCAAGGGAGTTTCAGGATACTTAAAGCCGGCAGGTAAGGCATTTGCATACAAGGCTGATTCTATCTCAAAGTTTGGCTGAATTGCCGTAGCAACCGTTGCAGAAGTACCGAAGCTTTCGTACAGTGCCTGTTGTTGAGCCACAAAATCAGCAATAGGAGTTGAAGTTAATTTTCTGATCTGGCTATCGATCCGCGCCCATGCTTTGGAATATCTATCAAAATCGTTCATGGTACCTCCTCATAGTGTTTGTAGTATGAAGATTTTACCCGTTTTGTATGGAAATTTCAATACTGAAAAATATTCATTTACCTGGACAATTACGATGAGGGCTTTGGGAACATGAAAAGGAAAGAGAGGTGAAACAACTGTGGTACCGAGAATGAGAACACTTGATCAATGTGCGGTGTATTTTAAGGAGCAGGATCCGGAGACCACCTTGACGCGCTACCGGATCCGCCAGATGGTTCTGAATGGCACTATTCCGCACGTGATGTGCGGAAAGAAGTACCTTGTAAACTTGGACAAGCTGATCGAATATCTTTCTGAACCGGAGACAGCGCCGGAACCAGAGAAAAAGATAGAAGCTAAACGCCTGAAGGTCCACAGGCTGATACCGCACTAAGAGAAATTACGATGCAGCGGAAGGAGGTGAAACAGATGTATGAGATCAATAAAAGGGCGACAGGCACTCTGTCAGCGATGCAACCGGATCTGGAATATATCCCGGTTTGCAGTGATCCACGGGGAGTACATTTGCCCGAAATGCACAAGGAGGGCGCGGTCCTCAAGGAGATCCATATCCGGATCGAGGGGCAGTCAACGCTGTTTGATGTGATGGAGAAGGCTGGCAGCGTGATCGGCGGTCTGGCAAGTCTGGGGATGGTGTATGTCCTCGGCTGTATGGTTGTAAGATTCGGGATTTTAATTTAAAAAGATCCCCATAGCGGAGCGGCAACTCCGAGGGGATCAAGCGAAAAAACTATTTCACCCTTATTGTAAGGGAGCAGGAGGAGAAAATCAAGATGGTAAAAGTAACGATTGAAAATGACAAAAACAAGGACGAGATTACAGGCGAGTTCTTCATGGGGCTTATGCTTACCAAAGAAAAGAAAACTGAGGACAGCGCAACTTATAAAGTATGCGCGATCGGAACGGGAAATACATGCGTGCAGGATCTCCCGAATAATGTCGCGAAATGGATTGCCAGTGTCTTTGGAGCGGTATATAAAACCAAGCTTGGCTATGTTGCGGCAATGGCAGAGCTTGCCAAGCGTATAGATGCTGCGGCCAGTCAGGCGCTTAAGGAAAGTGCGTATGCAATCGCAGATGAAATAACGGAAGAGCTGAAGGGAGAAAAGGAATGAAGATCAATAAACTGGAGATCGAGAACGTAAAACGTATTAAGGCTGTAAAAATCGAACCGACGAAAGATGGCCTTACAATCATCGGCGGAAAAAACAATCAGGGAAAAACCTCCGTTCTGGATTCCATTGCATGGGCTCTCGGCGGCGAACGCTTCCGGCCGTCACAGGCACAGAGGGAAGGATCCGTCATTCCTCCAAACTTAAAGATCGTGATGGATAACGGTCTGATCGTGGAGCGCAAGGGGAAGAACAGCGATCTTAAGGTGACTGATCCCTCTGGTAAGAAAGCCGGACAGCAGCTGTTGAACGAATTTATCGAGCAGCTGGCTCTGGATCTTCCTCGCTTCATGAGTGCAAACGGAAAGGAAAAAGCCAATACCCTGTTACATATCATCGGTGTGGATGCAACGCTTGCAAAACTTGAAAAAGAAGAGGTTGAACTTTTCAATTCCCGTCAGGCCATCGGCAGGATCGCGGATCAGAAAGAGAAATATGCGAATGAGCAGCCATATTATCCGGATGCTCCGGAAGCGCCGATCGCAGCTTCTGAGCTGATCAGCCAACAGCAGAAGATCCTTGCGAAGAACGGGGAGAATCAGAGGTTAAGAGAAAATCTTCACAAACTGGAACAGGAACATCAGGATATCAATGACCAGCTTGCGGAGCTCTTGCGCAGACAGACGGAGGTAGAAGAAAAACTCCGTGTCGCGAAATTATCGACCAAAGATCTCCATGATGAATCGACAGCAGAACTGGAAAAGAACCTGGCAGATATCGACGAGATCAACCGGAAAGTCCGCGCAAACCTTGATAAAGATAAGGCGGAAGAGGATGCGAGGAATTACCGGAGCCAGTATCAGAAACTGACCACAGATATTGAAAATATCCGGAGCGAAAAGGCAGCATTGCTTAATTCTGCGGAGCTTCCGCTCCCAGGACTTTCGGTGGATGCCGGAGAACTGATCTACAACGGAGCAAAGTGGGACTGCATGTCCGGATCGGACCAGTTAAAGGTTGCAACAGCTATTGTCCGGAAACTGAATCCGAAGTGTGGTTTCGTGCTCCTGGACAAGCTGGAGCAGATGGATCTGGATACGCTGCAGGAGTTCGGCAGATGGCTGGAAGCCGAAGGACTGCAGGCGATCGCAACGAGAGTCAGCACCGGAGACGAGTGCTCAGTGATTATCAGCGACGGTTATGTAGAAGGCCAGGACCATCCAATCCAGGAAGAAAAGAAATCCGGATGGCAGCCGGGAGTATTTTAGGAGGTATCAGTAATGCAGATTATCAGAGGGAAGATCCCCTGTGCAAAAAAAGTTCTCATCTATGGACCGGAAGGAATCGGGAAATCTACGTTTGCGTCACACTTTCCGGATCCGGTCTTTATCGATACGGAAGGCAGTACGAAGGACATGGATGTGGCACGGTTTGAAAAGGCCAGCAGCTGGACGATGTTAATGGAGCAGGTCCGTTATACGAAGATGAATCCGTCGGTGTGCAGGACACTGGTCATCGATACCGCGGACTGGGCGGAGCAGATGTGTGTTGCCGATCTGTGCGCCAGATACGGAAAGAAGGGTGTTGAAGACTTCGGTTATGGAAATGGCTATGTGTATGCCAAGGAAGAGTTCGGCCGGTTCTTAAATTCCCTGGAGGAAGTTGTGGAGGCCGGCATCAATGTAGTCCTTACTGCTCATGCACAGATGCGTAAGTTTGAACAGCCGGATGAGATGGGATCCTATGATCGCTGGGAGCTGAAGCTCGGAAAGAAGACATCATCCCAGACAGCCCCCCTGGTCAAGGAATGGGCGGATATGGTTTTATTTGCAAACTATAAAACATGGTCCGTAGCGGTTGACGATAAGGGAAAGAAGAGAAAAGCCCAGGGCGGTGCCCGTGTCATGTATACGAGCCATCATCCGTGCTGGGACGCAAAGAACCGCTATGGACTTCCGGAAGAAGTTCCATTCGAGTATGAATCGATCCGCTCCATCATTGAGGGTGGAAGCCAGGCAGCGACATCACAGCCGATGAATCCGGTTCAGCAGGAAGCACCAGTCATCAGTACACCAACAGCACCACCAATTCAGTCGGCAACCTCACAGCCAGTTCCACCAGTCCAGGAGACAACTCCAGTCCAGCAGACAATGGATCTCACAACGCCGGCGGTAGCTCCAGCAGCAGGGGAGAATTTTACTGGAAATACCAGCGACTTTGATCCGGATGCCCGTATCCCAAAAGCGCTGCGTGATCTGATGATCAATAATAACGTGTGTGAATGGGATCTGCAGAGGGTCGTTGAAGCAAGGGGATATTTCCCGGGAGACATGCCGGTCTATGAGTATCCTAAGGACTTCATCGAGGGTGTTCTGGTAGGCGCATGGAACCAGGTATTTGCAATGATCAAGGAAATGAAAGAAAAGGAAGCAATTCCGTTTAATTAAAGGAGGTTTTCAAAATGGGTGAAAATATATTAGAAGGACGCGAATTAGGATGGGACGATACCATCCAGAAGGAAGCACCGGAATTTGAGCCGCTTCCGGAAGGGGATTACGATTTTATTGTGGAGAGCTTTGACCGTGGCCGTCATAACGGCAGTGAAAAGCTTCCGCCCTGCAATAAAGCAGTTTTAAAGCTGCGTGTAAAAAGCACAGATGGCCGTGAAGTTACCGTTACCCACAACCTGTTCCTGCATACGATCACAGAAGGTATGCTGTCTGCATTTTTTGAGAGTATCGGACAGAAAAAGAAGGGAGAGCCTTTACGCATGAACTGGCAGATGGTTCCGGGCGCGAAGGGACGTTTAAAACTGGGGGTACATAAATACACGAAAGATGGACAGGAGCGTACCAGCAACGATGTAAAACGTTTCTATCCTTATGAAGGACCAAAATATCAGGCGGGGAGCTTTTAAACAATGAGTACAAAGATGGAATTGCGTCCGTATCAGCAGGAAGCAAAGGACAGCGTTTTTGAACAGTGGGAAAAAGTGAATAAAACCCTTGTCGTGCTGCCAACCGGCTGCGGTAAGACCATCGTTTTCGCAAAGGTGACAGAAGAATGCGTGAGACGCGGTAAGCGGGTCCTGATCTTGGCACACCGCGGAGAGCTGCTGGATCAGGCATCTGACAAGATCGCAAAAACGACAGGTCTCCGCTGTGCACTTGAAAAAGCGGAAGCCACCTGTCTGGGAAGCTGGTACCGGATCACGGTTGGTTCGGTCCAGTCCCTTCAGCGGGAGAAACGTCTGGCACAGTTTGACAAGGATTATTTCGGAACGATCATCATTGATGAGGCACATCACTGCATCACAGATGGATACCAGAAGATCCTTCAGTACTTCTCAGATGCAAAGGTCCTTGGGGTAACAGCGACACCGGACCGGGGAGACATGAGAAACCTTGGAGAATATTTTGAGAGCCTGGCATACGAATATACCCTTCCGAAAGCGATTCGTGAAGGGTATTTATCACCGATCAAGGCATTAACAATTCCGCTTAAACTGGATCTTACGGGAGTTTCCATGCAGTCCGGGGATTTTAAAGCCGGAGAGATTGCGACAGCCCTGGATCCGTACCTGTACCAGATTGCGGATGAAATGGCGAAATACTGCCAGGACAGAAAAACTGTTGTGTTCCTGCCTTTGGTAAAGACGAGCCAGAAATTCCGGGATATCCTGAATGAAAAAGGATTTAAGGCAGCGGAAGTAAACGGAGAGAGCCGGGACCGGGCAGAGATTCTGGAAGCGTTTGATAAAGACGAATACAATGTCCTCTGCAATTCTATGCTTCTCACAGAAGGATGGGACTGCCCGTCTGTTGACTGTGTAGTAGTACTCCGGCCGACGAAGGTGCGGAGCCTTTACAGCCAGATGGTAGGGCGAGGAACGCGTCTCTACCCCGGAAAAGAAGATCTGCTTCTTTTGGATTTCTTATGGCACACAGAACGGCACGAGCTTTGCCATCCGGCAAATCTGATCTGTGAGTCGGAAGAAGTAGCCAGGAAGATGACTGAGAACCTGGAAGAAGCGGCAGGCTGCCCGATCGACATCGAGGAGGCGGAAAAAACAGCCGCGGAAGATGTTGTGGCACAGCGTGAAGAGGCACTGGCCCAGAAGCTTGCAGAGATGAAGCGCCGGAAGAAGAAGTTAGTGGATCTGCTGCAGTTTGAAATGAGCATTCAGGCGGAAGATCTGTCCGGTTATACGCCCAGCTTCGGATGGGAGATGTCACCGCCGACAGACAGCCAAAAGGCCACATTAGAAAAGCTCGGGATTCTTCCGGATGAGATCGATAATCAGGGAAAGGCAACAAAACTCCTGGATCGTCTGCATAAACGCAGTGAAGAGGGACTTACCACACCAAGACAGATCCGTTGTCTGGAAAGATACGGGTTCCAGCATGTCGGGACCTGGCAGTTTGATTCTGCAAAGAAGCTGATCGACCGGATCGCAGCCAACGGCTGGAAGGTTCCGGCGGATATTAACCGGCAGGAGTATCGGGGTTAAGGAGCATAATGGATGGACAGACAGTTTGATTTACTGGAAGTAATCGAATATCAATCCCGCGGAACTGGATTATCAATCCTGGGTGAATGTCGGCATGGCGTTGCAGCATGAGGGATACAGCGTGAATGTGTGGGACAACTGGAGTGCAAGGGATTCTGCCCGGTATCACCACGGCGAATGTGAGAGAAAGTGGAAAACCTTTCACGGATCTTCCTCACCGGTAACCGGCGGCACGATCGTACAGATGGCCAAGGATGCCGGGTGGCTTCCGGAGCACGGACACGAGCTTGGATGGGACGATACGATCCAGAAAGATGATCTTGTGATCGTGGACAAGCACTATGTGGAAGAACTGGAAATCCCGGAGCCAGCCGTTTGGAATCCAGCGCAGGAACTGAGCCGTTACCTGGAGGTCTTATTTGACTCTTCTGAGAATGTTGGATATGTAACTGAGAGTTGGGAGAAGGACGGCAAGTTCATGCCGACAAAGGGCAGCTGGGACCGCACAGCCGGGCAGCTGATCGAGGCGCTGGCGAAGTGTGAGGACGGAGATATTGGATCCGTTGTTGGCGATTACAACCCGAATGCCGGCGCCTGGATCCGCTTTAATCCATTGGACGGTACCGGCTGCAAAAATGAAAATGTTACTGATTTCCGGTATGCCCTGGTGGAATCTGATGTCATGGAGATCGGGAAGCAGTACGCGATCATTCGGGAGCTGGAGCTGCCGGTAGCCTGCCTGGTGTATTCTGGAAAGAAGAGCCTTCACGCGATCGTAAGAGTCGATGCTGCAGACTACAACGAGTACCGAAAACGGGTCGATTATCTCTATAATGTCTGCCAGAAAAACGGATTGAAAGCAGACAACCAGAACCGGAATCCTTCCAGACTGTCCAGAATGCCCGGCGTGATCCGAAATGGGAAAAAGCAGTTTTTAGTCGATACCAATATCGGAAAAGAAAACTGGCAGGAATGGTATGAGTGGATCGAGGGAATCAACGATGACCTTCCTGAACCAGAGAGTATGGCGGAGGCTTGGGACCATCTTCCGGAGCTGTCAGCGCCGCTCATCGACGGGGTGCTCCGCCAAGGACACAAGATGCTTATTGCGGGCCCGTCTAAGGCAGGAAAATCGTTTGGACTGATCGAACTGTCCATTGCCATCGCAGAAGGCCGCAAATGGCTTTCCTGGCAGTGTACGAGGGGCAGAGTAATGTATGTGAACCTGGAGCTGGACCGTGCAAGCTGTTTACACCGCTTCCGGGACGTTTATACCGCGCTTGGATGGAAGCCGGAATACCTGGATAATATCGATATCTGGAATCTGCGAGGAAAGTCCGTACCGATGGATAAACTGGCACCAAAACTGATCCGGAGAGCGTCGAAAAAAGACTATATCGCCATCATCATCGATCCGATCTATAAGGTCATTACCGGTGATGAAAACAGCGCGGATCAGATGGCAAATTTCTGTAATCAGTTCGATAAAGTCTGCACGGAATTAGGCTGTGCCGTGATCTATTGCCATCACCATTCAAAAGGCAGCCAGGGCGGAAAAAAGTCCATGGACCGTGCCTCCGGATCCGGTGTTTTTGCGCGTGATCCTGACGCTCTTTTAGACTTAATTGAGCTGGAATTAAACGATGATTTATTAAAACAGGAAGAGAATAATGCGGTGTGCATCGCATGTAAAAAATACCTGGAAGCGCACATAAATGGATGGAGAAATGATCTGTCTTTAGACGATTTATGCAGCAGTTACCAGATGCTGAATTATTGCGAAAATAAGCTTGATAAGTGGCAGTTTGCAACGCTTGAAAAGATCGTAAATGAGACCAGGGCAAGAGTGCGGCAAAAGACCGCCTGGCGCATTGAGGGAACGCTCCGAGAGTTCCCGAAATTCGATCCAGTGAACTTATGGTTTGACTATCCAATTCACGTTACAGACGATTCTGGAGCATTGGGGGACATTGAACCGGAGGCGGAAAAAACGACATGGCAGAAGGCATCCGAACGGCGAAAAGAGCAGGCTAAAAAGGCAAAAGAAAAGAAGCTGAGTGCCTTTGAAATCGAGTTCGCGAATATTGAAATGGAGGGGCGTGAAGTACTGGCACAGGAACTGTCAGATAAGCTGGAAACGACCTCCAGAACGCTTCTTTCATGGCTGGGAGACAGCAATAAACGAAAGAAAGATTTAGCTGAACGGTATGAAAAATACCAAGGGGCTGATGGGAAAATGTACATAAAAAGAAAAGACGTGTAGGGTGCGCCGAATCATGATCTGGCGCAGTCCGGCGCAGGTGCGCTGAACCATGGTCTAGCGCAGAGAAACGCACCCTTGTTAAAAATGTCACATAGGTGCGCCAAAAGGGTGCGCCGGACCCTATACTACGTATATAGGTGTAGCGCACCCCCTCCATGCGGGGGTAGGTAAGTCGTGCGGTAGCCCTGCACGACGACTCACCCACCCGCAGACACGGAGGGGCACCATACCTAGAGCAGGGGAAAAAGAAAGAAGGTAACGAAGGTGAAATCATTGGATTACAGTTTTTTAGAATGTGCAAAACATATGCCGCCATTAACTAATTCTCAGACTGAAAATTTTGATATTCGGAACAGTGAAGCAGCAAAGTGGATTATGCAACAACCAGAGGTGATGAAGAAAGTTTTTTATAAAGCGGTTCAGCGAGGCTTTATTAAATTTAACCCGGAAACTAAAACTTGGCAGGGGGTTGATTATGGCAATTGAATTTTTTATGGCAATGAATCCGCCGACCGTAACACACCAGGAAAAGCAGATCCACATCGTGACTGGTAAACCGGTTTTCTACGAACCGGCGGAATTAAAAGCAGCGAGACAAAAGCTGATTGATCACCTTGCAGGGCATAAACCGGAAAAACCATTTTGCGCAGGAATTCGTCTGATGGTCAAATGGTGTTTTCCGGCCGGAGCTACTCATCAGAACGGTGAGTACCGGATCACAAAACCGGACACAGACAATCTCCAGAAACTTTTAAAGGACTGCATGACGACCTGTAAATTCTGGAAAGACGATGCGCTGGTTGCATCTGAAATCGTTGAAAAGTTCTGGTCAGACATTCCGGGAATTTACGTGAGGATCGAAGAGTTATGACGAATGAGCAGGTAAAAAACGGGTTTAGTGAAATCTATAACAGTTTCTGGAACCGTTACAAAGATCGGCAGCCGAGAGAAGATACTCCGGAATGGCAGCGGATGCACACCATATCGGTGGTACTGAAAAGAAAATATCCGCTGTTTGAGGAAGTAATTAACCGGATGCTGACAGAGCTTATTGAACGAGCCAGAGGGCGGGGAAATAAACCAGATGATTATCATCGACCGCCCCGATAATGGAGGATGACGATGACGATGACGATGAAGAAGAATAACGATACGCCGAAGGAGCAGTTTATCTGCAGTGTGTGTGGAAAGGAGATCTCCGGAGATCATGTGATCATCCAGACACGGCGTCACACCACACTGCATATCCACCATGAGTGTATGAGGACAGGGAGGCAGATGAATGAGAAAGGTTAAATTATTTCTGACGCCGCATATAGAAATCCGGATCCATGTGTCGGAGGAGATGGAAAGGGATTATGCGGAGTGCCAGAAGATGATGAAACGTGGCGAGGACTATGATTGCGATAGATGCAGTTGGGCAAACGTAAACATTTACGGCACAGGAGCTTGCGAACTGAAAGGTCTGAAAGAACAGCTGGGAGGAATAAGCGGTGAGACTGACGGAAAAGAAAGATAGTGGTCATTGGTGCCTGCGGGACGTCCCGTGGTCCGACTTGAAGCCCGGCGTAGTGCTTACAGAAAAAGTCTGGGAAAAGCTCTATGGGGTGCTCTGGAAGTTGAAAGACTATGAGGATACCGGGCTGATGCCGAATGAAGTAACAGCGCTGAATGCGGAGACACAGAAGGAGGCGCGCAAGATGCTGGAGCGAGTCGCAAAGCTCTCGGATGAGATTGAGCAGCTGAAGCATGGTGGCGATCCTGGTATAAAATTTTTCATCAACAAGGACGGAGTCGCAGACGTATATGACGATACCTATGACATCGTGATCCACTGCGAGAGCGAGGAAGATCAGAAGGATGCGAAAGAGGCACTGAAAGAGATCCGGCGGTGGATCCCGGTGACAGAAAAGCTTCCGGAACCAGAAACCTATATATTGGTTTCGTTTGACAATTTTACTCTCCCGGATATTGCGACCTATAGAGTTGATGATGACGGCAGCGGAGCATTTTACCCGGGTGATGAGGATTATACGTATCTTTCTGTGGGATTTTATGTGAATGCATGGATGCCGTTGCCGGGGGTGTACAGGGCAGAAGTGGAAGAAAAGCCTGTTGCGGGGACCGGCTGGAAAGACCACTATATGGGACGGTTTGAAAAAGTCGAATAAGGTCAGAAGGGGTAGACAATGGATAGAGCATTAAAGGCCATATACGTGTGGATAGTCTTTGCTTTGGTCTGGATGGGATTAGAACTACTACTGTATGGTGAAATTCAACCGAGAATTGTAGATGATATTATGTGGCTTCTGTTTTTGCCATTTATTTATAAAGCGGCAAATTAAGATTTGGAGGCTGGAAGGAATGATGAGGATGAAAGATAGAAATGCAGAGGGTTATCCGGATCCAACGGCGGCCAGAGCAATCAAGGCAGCAGATCGGCCACCGGAGGAGATCATTATGTTCCGGAAGATGATTAAGGCGCTGAGCGTGATCTGTCATGTGCGGGTCCTCGGGAAAGTGACTTTAGTCGATAAGAAAGGGCGGCGGTGGTGATGATGACCAGGGCGGAGAGACGGCGGATGGAACGGGAGTCAGGCAGCAGGACTACATACCAGTTCACGCTGGAGCAGATCGAAGCCATGAAGCGTCAGGCGGTTCTGGATGCCAAGGAAAAAATGAAAGAGGAGATCGCGAAGGAGATTGATGAACACATCCAAGAAGAATGGAAACAGCGAGAACAGGAAATGTCCGGAGAGAATGAGCAAGAACGGATCGAGAAGGTTCTGGCGCTTCTGATGTCAGTTCCTGCACGGATCCTGTGTGAGAAGTTCCACTGGAAAGGTGTCAGGGATGAGAATGATCATCGGTCAAAGCTCCTTCAGTTCTCTGAGGCAATTGTGAAGGAAGTGAACAGGATCTGTGGTGATGAGAATGCAGATATCCGGAAATACCGGGATGAAACATATGAACTGTATGGCGTGAAGTATGAGGTGAAATGAGGATGAGAACCCAGTGGGATGAGAAAGTTGCGAAGGCGTTGAAAAAGAAAAACCAAGAGACAGAGTACGCGGCTATGAGTGAGGATAAGGGCAGACACAGTTGGTCGGCGGCACATCCGGCGTACATGGGAACAAGCCTTTGTCCGGATCCGCGTTATCGAGGAGGTGATACCAATGGACAAAGAGATTCTGAAACAGTACATAGATGCCTGCGAGCAGGTGAAGGAAGCGAAGGAAGATATACTGAGGCTTAAGAAGAACCGGAAGAAAATCGTGCAGGACCGGGTGTCCGGATCGGCGCATGAGTTTCCGTATACAGCGAAAAGCTTTCACATTGAAGGTCTGGCATACCCAACGATAAAAGATCCGGACGAGCTGGATCGGCGGGAAGCGGTTCTTCGGGAACGGCTCAGACGGGCGGAAGAGATCAAGCAGCAGGTGGATCTTTGGATGCTTACGATTCCGCAGAGAATGCAGAGAATCATTCGTTATAAAATTTTCGAGGAGTTGTCTTGGTCGGAAGTGGCGATCCGGATGGGGCGGAAGGCAACAGCGGACAGTGTAAAGAAAGAATATCAGAGATTTATGGATGAAAAATAAAAGTTTGTCCCGAATGTCCCAAATGTCCCGACTCAAAATGTTATAGTGTAACCTGAAGCCAAGGGCATACAGCCGGCGGCTTCCTACATCCTCCTCAAGTGAAGGTATACGTGGGCGGCCGTTAGGCAGAGCGGTCGCCAATTATCAGGGCGTAGCTCAGTAAGCAGAGCAGCTGATACTTAATCAGCGTGTCGAGGGTGCAAGGCCTTCCGTCCTGGTTTAATTTCATAATATCCCCCATGAAAAGCGCCTGTCGAGAGATGGGTGCTTTTCTTTTGTCATATTTTAGAGTATGATGAAAGAAAAAAGGGGAATATGAATATGAGAAAAGCAAATTATAAAAATTTTAATTTTAATAAAAAGGAAGATTATTTATACGGACTGTATTTTGTTATTTCTGCGGCATATGGCGGCATAAAAAAGTATAAGAGACACATCAAAGAATTGTCAGAATATCAGATAAAAATAATACAAGAAAAATGCGAATATATCGACTCAAGTATTTATCAAGAATGGATGGATAGGCATCAGAATACGATGCACTTATTATTAAAATGCTTCGTAGATAATACAAGTACAGGCTTCTCTTATGTTATGTTTAGGCAAATGATTGCGAGAAGCACATATGCTAAACTACTACCAGAGCAGCCGGAAACTATAAAAAAGGACTTAGAGGAGTTAAGGGATGTTAGAAACTGGACATATCATTTTGCACAATCAGATATAGTTGCGAATAAAGAAATTTTTCTTCAGAGTGTACCGCAAGAATTGAGAAAAAGTGTGATTTATAATTTGAATCCTATTGTAATTGAAGAATACTCAAAGGTAAGTGCGGTATATATAGATAGCTTACGATGCGCAATGGAAAGACGTTTAAAAGTTTTCACAGAAATCTTTGAACAAATGAAAATAGACTATGAAAGTGTTCTTGGTACTGAGGTTTCAATAGTTGAGAGACCAATCAAACTATTGGAATATGGTCATAATGATTTTGCTATGGCACAACTATCAATGGCAATGCAGAAAAAACAATATGACGGAAGCCAAGAAAGCTTTGAAGAAATAACGATGAAAAACTTTTTTGAAGATAATTGATAACTATGGAGCCACCACCGCGTGGCTCTTTTCTTTTACCCAAAACCGACGAATCGGAGGTGATGAGCATGGCCAGAGCGCCGGATCCGAGAATTGAAAAGGCGAAGGCCATGTACTTGGAAGGTATGAAATTAGTTGAGATTGCAAGTCAACTAAATCTGCCGGAGGGAACGGTCCGCCGATGGAAGTCCACCCGTAATTGGGATGGCGAACGTTCGGAAAAGCGAAAGCGCGGTGCCCAGCCGGGAAACAAGAACAGCTCCGGTGGTCCGCCTGGGAATAAGAAAGCAGTTACTACGGGAGAGTTTGAGACTCTCCTTTTTGATTGTCTGGAACCGGAGGAGCGGCGGTTGGCACAGGCAGTTCCGGAAGATAAAGAGACGCTGCTCATGCAGGAGATCCAGCTTCTTACGGTTCGGGAACGCCGGATGCTGAAGCGGATCGACCTTCTGAGACAGTCTCCGGATGATTCCGAGGAGATCTCCGGAGACGAGACAGGGATGACTGTTGTGAGTCATAAAATGGGAATCGAAAAGGACAAAGATACAGATCTTCGTGAATATCAGGGGAAGCTGGGGCAGATCCAGCACATTGAGGAAGCCTTAACCAGAGTTCAGGCAAGAAAACAGGCTGCAATCGATGCGCTGCACCGGTATGGTGTGGATGATGCACGCCTGGAGATCGAGATGATGAAGCTTGACCTGGCGGCACTGAAACTTGGTGGTCAGGAGCAAGAGCTTGAAGATGACGGATTCCTGGATGCACTGAATGCAGAGTCTGATACGCTTTGGGGGTGATGTCGATGGAGATTAAGGATCGTATCGCCGATATGCGCGATAAGCTTCAGAAGATGAAGTCACAGAGAGGGATCCTGACGAAGGTTCAGATATTCAAGTTCCAGCCGTTTTCCAGAAGACAGAAACAGGTTCTTACCTGGTGGATGCCGGGGAGCCCTGTGAAAGATTATGATGGCATTATTGCGGACGGTGCGATCCGATCGGGAAAAACGGTCTGTATGTCATTGTCCTTCGTATTCTGGGCGATGGAAAACTTCAATGGTCAGA